CATTCCTGACTGGGAACGGTACAACGTGATCCTGTTCAGCGACGACCTGGACTATTGCAAGGTGCATTTTTCAGGGCTCCCGGCCGTGTGGTTCGCAAAGGGGACCGACATCGAACAGCTGGCGCTCATGACCATGTGCCGACACTTCGTGATATCAAACTCCACATTTTCCTGGTGGGGCGCCTGGCTGGGTGAAAAGCCTGGCTCGGTGGTGATCCGTCCGCCCCGCAATTTTTCCGGCAAGCTGGCCGCGGCGAACAGCGAGGTGGATTACTGGCCCACCAGGTGGCGGGTCATGGATTACGATACCCGAAAGATCCAGCTCCTGGACGTGACCTTTACGATCCCGGTATTTATCGACCACCAACACCGGCTGCAAAACCTTGAGTTAAGCGTTCGCCACCTGGTGGAAACATTCGACACCAACGTGATCGTGATGGAACAGGGCCGGACGCCCAGGGCTGGGATCGTCAAAAAGATGGCCCGGTATATTTACGAACCAGGGATCCAGGACTTCCACCGGACGAAAATGCTGAACGACATGGCCAAACTCGCCCACACGCCGATCGTGGTGAACTGGGACGCCGACGTTTTCGTTCCCGCGGTCCAGATCTGGCTGGCCGCCCAGGCGATCCGAAAGGGCGCCGACATGGTGTACCCGTTCGATGGCCGGTTCGCCAGGGTGCCGCGTGCCTGGTATGAACCCCTCACTCGCGCGGGCGACATCGGGATCTTTGGCGCCACCCAGTTCGCCGGAAAGCACGGGGCAAAGATGGCCACCACCAGCGTGGGCGGTGCCATTATGTTCAACCGGGAGGCGTTTCTGAACGGTGGCGGGGAGAACGAGTACATGATCAGCTTCGGGCCGGAGGACTGGGAAAGAAACTACCGATTTAAGGCCCTGGGTTATGACGTGCAACGAATGAAGGGGCCGCTGTTCCACCTGGATCACTGGATAGGTGCGAACAGTTCAGGACGAAACCCATTTTTTAAGCACAACCACAAGGAACTCGACGAAATGCGCGCCATGCCCCCCGAAAAACTGGAGGAGTATGTGATGAGCTGGCCCTGGCGCCCGTAGTTTTACGACCCCACTGATAGGAAAACCCCTCCGTTTTACAAAGTTTTTGGAAATTAATTTTGTATCGTAATGGCGGGGCTTTACTTTTACCCTATCAACAAAACGTAAGACAATGGGATTCACTTTTAAAATCGGCGAATTAACAAGCTACAAAGAGGAGAACGAAACCTACTACGACGCAACCGAGGTCACACTGGACAACGCCCCAGCGGACGGTTCGCCAACTGATCACACCAACGCAAGATGGCCCAGCTATACGGCCTGGGCTGAATTTACAGCCGCAACCAACTTGCAACTTCTTTTCGGTCACAAAATTGGCGAGCTGATCCCTGAACACCCAGGGTATGCGATCTTGACAAAGCGCCACCAGGTTATGATCAACACAGCCTACGCCCGTAAAAACAAGATCGACGAGGAACATCACGGACGCCTTGAGTGGTTGAAGTTCTGGGTGGACTGGGCGCTGGCAAATTGTAAGCAGCCCGCGTTTGTAAACAGCTAATATCACGGACGGTTCTAAATACGGGGGCCAGGCGACTGGTCCCCTTTCTTTCAAATTTTATCCTTATCAAAATGGCACATTTTAACGACATCAATATCGGCGACACCATTGCACGAAGTTCAAAGGGCGGCCGGACCGGTCAGGTAATTGAGCTCGACGCTGATCGAGCGCGCATCCACTGGACTAAAAAAGCGAACGGCGAAAAGATGAGCCAGCGCAACTGGATTAACGTGCGCGAGATCATGGTGGTGAAACCCGTGGACGAAAACAGGGCGGTCGCATCCATCCGAAAAAAAATGAGTTACATTATTAGCCGCGTGGAGGAGGGTCCCCTTGTTGCCGAGGAGCGGGAGGAAATGCTGGCCATCCTGGGCCGGATTAAAGGGACCGATATGTGGAGCATCGGCATCCGTAAGTACATGGAAGGCGATCGCGACCACGACGATGAATTTATCGAGGGCCTGGCCAGCCAGTGCATGGACGACATTTTTACCATGACCTGCGTGGTGGGCCAGAAGGCGGTGATCTATTTGCTTCGCACAATTAAACCCCAGTAATATGAACCCACGAAATGCAAAAGCGGCTTTCCGCCACCACGAGAAAAAAATGGCGGAGCTCCGGGACAAGACCAACCTGGATGCCAACTCAATGCTCGACGTTATCAACGAGGGCACCCTTCACATGGTCGAACATTTTAGCCGGGCCATCGGTCCGCAATATAAGCGCGACTATGTGTTCGTTATGGGCAAGGCGTTCCTGGGAACTGAAAAGGCTGACCCAGCCCAGGACGTCCAGGCGTGCTCGTTTTTCCATTGCGGCGATATCCACGAGTGGTCCCATGACCTGGCGGATCTTATGGCCGCGGAGCCAGCGATCCACGACCATGTGATGCACGCGATCCACATTTATCACCTCAACAAACTGACAGGCAAATGAAAATTTTCAAGTACCCCGTAACGATCAGCGACGACCAGAACGTCGTGATGCCCGCGGGCGCGCAAATCTTAACCGTCCAGATCCAGGGACGGACACCGGTGCTCTGGGCTCTGGTTGATGAAACCGGTCTGCCGACGCAACGGCGCATCGAAGTGCATGGAACCGGCAACCCGATCCCGGAAGGAAAGCGTCAATATATCGCCACGATACAGACCCACCAGGGCCAGTTCGTGTGGCACTTCTTTGAACGCTTTTAAAAGTTAATGGAAAGTTTTTTTATATTGCGCCAAATCTAAGTACATGACGACACCGAAAAAAGCGAGTAAGGTCCGGCACGCCCGGACCATTGCGCTCGAACTACACAAGCAATGGCGGACCCTGGAGCGAAAGGGCGACGCGGATAAATTGGCGACCATCCTGGAGGTATCAAAGCCCACCATCGACAAAGCACTCATTTACGGCTGCGTACACCAGCAGAAAATCGTGGACGGTATAACCAAATTTTTCGCCGATCGCATCCTGGCCGAAAAGGAAAGCGCCCAGGGCCTAAAAGACCTAGCATCACAAACCCCAAACTCTTAACCAATGACAGACAACGCAAACAAAGAAGCCGAAAAGACCGAAACCGTCACCGCGGAGGTCATCCAGGAAACAGCCATATCGCTGATCACCAAAGCCGAGATCGATATGCAAATCAGCACGGCCCAGGCGTTCCCGCGGTCCATGCAAAAGTTCCTGCAACAAGCAAGGGAAATGGCCACCCTGACCGTCGAGATCGCGGAAAGTTGCGCCTATTCATTGCCCAGGGGAGGCAAATTCGTCGAGGGTCCATCGGTTCGCCTGGCTGAAATCGTGGCCAGCTGTTACCACAACCTTCGCACGGGCGCGCGCGTAATATTCAACGACGGCAAAGTGATCACCGCCCAGGGTATCGTTCACGACTTGCAAAAGAACATCATGCACACCGAGGAGGTCCAGCGGTCCATCCAGCAGAATGAATGGGAGCCAGATCCGAACAAGCCAGGCAAGAACCGGAAAACCGGGCGCATGATCCCTATGACCGAGGACATGCAAATCGTCACCGGCCGGGCGGCGTGCGCGATCGCTTACCGCAACGCTGTTTTTAAAGTGGTCCCTGCGGCCATTATCCAGGACCTGTACGAACTGGTAAAGGAAACCGCCAAAGGGACCGCCGAAACCCTGGTGGCCCGCCGTGAGAAAGCTATGGCCTATTTCCGCGGCCTGGGCGTTAAGGACGAGCAAATATTCCAGATCCTGGAGGTGAAAGGACTGGCCGACATAGGGCTCGACGAACTGCAAAAGCTGACCGGCATGCGCGCGGCCATCAAGAACGGGGAGGCCACGATCGAAACGCTGTTTTTCACGCCTGACCCAAAAAGCAAAGCCGACAACGCGACCAAAAAGACCGAGGACAAGCTGAACAAAACCGGCAACAAGGCAAAGGACACGGCCGCGGCGATGGATGACAAATTGAAAGGCGGCGCCGACGGTACACCACCAGCCAGTTAGGTATTGCATCCGTGCAATATTTTTGTTTACTTTACCCGCAATACATTAAGGGCCAGCCAGACGGCGAATCCGGGCAGCCCTGTATTTTTACAATAATCACGAAAATCACGGCATGAAAAAACACATCGAACTCATCCCCACGGCTGGGATGGACCGGGACCAGTGGCTCTCTTATCGTCACTCCGGGATCGGCGCCAGCGAGGTCGGTTGCGTCCTGGGCCTGGACGATTACACCAGCTCCCTGGAGCTTTACTATTACAAAATTGGCGAGGTCCCTAAGTTCGACCTGGAAAACATGGCCAAATTTATCGGCAAGATCGACGAGCCGAAAATTGCGAAAATGTGGCAATACTGGGACCCGGCCACGCAGGACGAGCTGACCATGATCCGCAACTTCCAAATGGGTAAGGTCGTCCGCCGATGCCAGCGCGTCACCGCGTACGTCCGCAACCCAGCCTACCCCTGGTTATTCGTTTCCCTGGATCGAAAAATAAACAAGTACGACCACCGTGGCGAGGGCACCCTGGAGCTGAAAACAATCGGCGGCTGGGAGGCCGACAAATGGGACGCCGGGCTGCCGCCCAAATACATCACCCAGGTGAACACCCAGATGCTGGTGTGCGAGTTCCTGTTCGGGGAAATGGCACTGCTCCAGGATAACCGCCGGTTTTTTGTGTACCCGTTCGACCGGTCCGATAACATTGCCAACCACATCGTGAACCGGACAAAGGACTTCTGGGACCGGGTGGTGGCTGGCCGAAAGCTGGTAAATGAAAAATTCCACTGTATGACGACCTTCAACGAGAAGCGCATCCAGGAGCTGAACCACGAAATCGACGCCCTGGCGCCCGAACCTGATGGCACGCTGGCCTACGCGGACTTCCTGGCCGACCGGCATGGAAAGCCGACGCGCCTGGAAAGGAAGGGCAGTATAATCGAGCTGGATTTTGCCAAAGCACACCGCGACGCCAGCGATCGACTGAAAGAGATCCAGGAAATAAAGACCCTGAACGAAAACAATTTGAAACGCGCGATGGCCGACACCCAGTGCCTGGACTTTGGAACGGATGGCAAGGTGTACTGGTCCACGACGCCCAGCGGGTCCCGGATCTTTCGCAATAAGTTAAAAACTCGTGCATAACTACCTCCAAATGTGTGGAAAACGGCTTTTTTGCCGTGGGCGCTTTGTTCATTGTTTACATATATTCGCCGCCCATCTTTGTTGTGATCATAATGACCACGCCCTGGAATTAGGGCCGGATCGTGGCCAATTTCACAGCCTCACAAACCCTGGCCGCTGGTGCCCTAATCACCGCTGCCGGGTTTTTTATTTTATGCGACCAAAATACTCAAACGACGGCGGCAGCTTTTTGCTGATCCGTGACGAGCACCTCCTGATCACTGGCGGCAATATCGTGGCCGCTGCACTGATCCACATTTTTGAACATTGGCACTATCACAAGGTCGCCAACGGCCACCAGAACAAGGAGGCCAATGAGACGGCTGAACGCCACGGGGATCAACGAACGATGCCGGAAAGTCTTTACCAATGGCACACCACTGAAAGCCTGGAATCACAGTTAAAAGGTTTGGGATCTAAGCGAACCATCCAGGAGGCCCGGCAGCTATTGGAGGACCTGGGCGTGATCACTGAACACCGCAACCCGAACCCCCGCTACACATTCGACCGGACAATCCATTTCCTTTTTTACCCGAACGTGGTGGCCGAACTGCTCCTCCTGAAGGACCAGGTGAGCGCTCCATCGGCACAAATGAGCCAACGGGAGGACCAATCGGGTCAATATCCATATATATCTTCCATAAATAACCCCATAGATGACTCCACAGATAGTGCTGCCGCTGGCGCGACAGTGGATAAAAAGCCGGACATAAAACCGGACAAAAAGAAAAAAGCACCAGGCGCCGGGACCGATCAGGACTGGCAGCGGTGGGTGGATGCCTGGCATGAATTTTTTAAAGGGCGTCACGAAGGTATCGAGCCCATGTGGAACGGTGCAAACCTGGCCAGCCTGAAAAAATTGCGCGCGTACCTTTGCAAGATCGCCACCCAGGTGGACGGTAAGAGCCGAGACGATTGCGGGTTCGGTGCCTGGTCGTTCATCCTGGAAAACTGGGACCTGCTGGACGAATGGCAGCGCGGACAGTTCGACCTCGGCGTCGTTTATCAAAAAATTTCTAACATTCTAACCCAGATAAAAAATGGAACCAACACGAATAGGGGCGCTCATGCCAGTGGCAACGGAAAAGTTAGCCCTGGTGCCGCAAGGTTCGAGGCAATTAAAAACTATTGACCACGAGGACAGCTTCGGGCTGGCCGTGAATGATCAACGCCTGGCGCAAACCGGGGAGCCTGGTCTTAAAAATGCTTTGCAGTACGTGTTCGCCCTGGTGGGATTGCGGTCGGTACCGGTCGGTCCTGAAAAGGAATTTTTGCACCAGTACATCCTGAAAAATTACGCTGGCCATACACCCGCCGAGATACAGCTGGCCTTCGACATGGCGGTGCAGGGTCAGCTGGATCTGGACCCGCGGGACGTCCGGTGTTATGAAAATTTCTCGGTGATCTATTTCGCCACCATTATGCGCGCCTACCGCGCGTGGGCGAGTGACCAGGCCCGTCGCCTGGAGCGAGTGGCTGAACCACAAAAGCCGACTCCAGAACAGATCCTCACCATCAACATCGAGTACGCTTTTTACCTTTTTTCACTGGTCAATAAATTACCCGTCAAGCTATGAGCAAAGGCATGTTAAAAGACAAGATGAACCCGCAGGAATTTCGCGATTACCTGGCGAAAGTGGAGGCCGGTAAACTGTCAAAGTACAAGGCCATCCCGACCGAAACCGCCGACGGTCAAAAATTCCGGTCCAAATTGGAGGCGACGTATTACAACCGCGTCCGGCTATTGCAAACCCAGGGCGACCTGATAAAGTTCGAGCGGGAGGTCCGGTTCGAGCTGATCGTCAACGGGCTGATGGTTTGCGCGTACGTGTGCGACTTTATCCTTTACTGGAAAGATGGCCGGATCGAACACATCGACTGCAAAAGCCAGGCGACGATGACCCCGATTTATTCGATCAAAAAGAAGCTCATGATGGCGGTCCACGGGATCGAATTAAAGGAGGTGTACGAATAATCTGGAAACTTATTTTGTATCTTAAACAATGTCTTTTTATATTCACCAAAATTTTTACACGATGGCAAAAGCAGCAAAGAAAAAAGGGCCAGCCTCCGGCGTGCAGGAAGCCCACACCATTGACGTCGAGCACGAGGTCATTGAAACCACAACCGCAACGAACAAGGAAAACGGCGGCGCGATCCTGGTGGACGACCAGACGCGCATTAAAATGGAAATCGCAAAGCTGAACGTCGCCGACGCCGGTATTGCGGTCCTGAAGGAAAAATACGGTACCCTGGTCATCGCCGACGCCAGCGACAAAAAGGGCTACGAAGCCGTTAAGAAAGCATGGAACGAGGTCAGATCCACTCGCACGGCGCTGGAAAAAAAGGGCCTGGAAATTCGCAACCAGTTCAAAGTAATTACCACGGCCGTCAAAGCCGAGGAGGAGCGACTGATCGAAAGCCTGGACCCGCTGGAAACTGACCTTTATAAAAAGTGGAAAGCCATCGACGACGAAAAGGAACGGGCCAAAAAGGAACAGGAGGAGGCCGAACAGAAACAGCTCATGGCCCGCGTTGAGGAGGTCCAGACCCTGGGCATGGCTTTCAAAGATGGTTTTTACCAGATAGGCGACACGATCGCGGTGGACGTGGCCAGCCTTCGCATGTATAACGACGAACAGTACGCAAAGCTGAAAGGCGCCATCGATGCAAAGAAAAAAGAGCTCGACAAGATCGCCGCCGATGCCGCTGAAAAATTGCGCCTGGAAAATGAACAGCGCCAGAAGGAACAGGACGACCTCAAGCGCCAGCAGGATGACCTGAAAAAACAACAGGACCAGCTGCGCGAACAGCAGGAACAGCTGAAACGTGACCAGGATGCCGCCGCTAAAATCAAACGGGACAACCGGATCAATAAACTGGTGGCCCTGGGCATGACTTACAACGAGCGCACTGATCTGTTCGTGCACGATAACGGGTTCAGGACTACCACCCACGGCGGCGCGGATCTGTTCTCCCTGGACGATTACGGGTTCGACGAACATGCGAAAATTATCGCCGGTCACATCACGGACAACATTGCCGACAAGGCAAAACACGACCAGGAGGTGGAAGCTGAACGCCAAGCCCTGGAGAATCACAAAAAGTTCATAGCCGCCACGATGGACCGCGCCGGGCTTAATTTTTCATACACCGCCCAGTCGTTTACCTGGGAGGACAAGAACACTGCCATCGAGGTCACGTTCGCCGAACTGATCCCGCTGACCGAGCCGGAAGTTTCCGAAAAGGCCCAGGCAATCCAGGCCCAGATCGAGGAGGCCAAAAAGGCAACCGCCGCGGCTGATAAAAAAGCCAAAGACGCCGCAGACAAAGAGGCGAAACTGGCCCTCGGTGACAAGGAACGATATCAGCAGGAACACTCAGCCATCGGTGCTGCGGCGCTGAAAATGGTGCCGGGTGAATTTAAGACCAAAAAGTACCAGCAACGTGCCCAGAACTTTCTGGACAGATTAAGCAACCTTTTAATGGAATTTCAATAATGCCAACCTGCGCCTTCCCCCTTTGCAACCGGCACGCCGAAAAAAACGGGTATTGTGTCGGCCACCGGATCTACGCCGCCGACCAGGCGGGTGGAAAGTCCAACGCGTCGAAACCCAAACCGGAGCCCGGTGAAAAAAAAAACCCCGTAAGCGGATCAAAACAAAGTCAAAAAAGCTCGCCAGCCGGGAGCGCCAGTATAAAAAAATCGTGACGGAAATGCTGGCTTTGTCCCAGGTGTGCGAACTTAACACGCCGGATTGCACCAGGGAGGCGCAGGGATTACATCACATGAAAGGCCGCGGGGTCCATTTACTTAACCGCAAATTTTTAAAGCGCGCATGTAACGCATGCAACGGGTACGTCGAAAGGCACCCGGCCTATGCCCTGGAGCATGGGCTATCGGTCAGTCGGCACACAAAACAGTAATTTTTTTATTCACATTTAATCCTCAATTATGGACATCAAAAAGCTACGGCTCCACAAGATGAAAAACGGCAACGGCCTGGAGTTGTCGATCGAACGATCCGGCAACGTCGGCGACAAAGTGACCTGCCTGGAAATCCACAAGGCCATCGTTCACAATGACCTTTATAATGCCGTCCAGGCGCTCGCGGTCCACCTGGCGATCATGGCCTTCCACGTTAAGGACAACGAGGTCGAGGACATTGCGATGCCAGACCCCGCCCGGTTCAAAGATTTTTCCTGCGGTTCTTACAGTATCAGCGGCGAGGAAGAAAAGCGCGGCATCATTATCAGCGGGACCCTGCGCAAAGGTGGCAAGGCCCACAATTTCAACACCCCGTTTTATCGGTTCGAGGAGCCAGACTCCGGCCGGTATGCTTTTATGGGCGACCTGGAGGCCCGTTTGCGCGTGATTGAAACCGAGGTGATCGCTTACCTGGATGGTGTTAAACGTGGCGAAGCTATTCAGCCTGAACTTGGCGAGGGAGGTGCACCAGTTACAAAAATGAAAATCGCGCCGGATCTGACCGATGAAAAAGCCACGGCCGAGGGCAACCTGGTGAAAGGAAAGGACCGCGATAAGTATGCGAACAAGGACGCGATGGCCCGCGTCGCTGAAATGGAAAACGGCGACGGTAAAAAGAAGCCATCCGGTAAAAAGAAAGTTCAGCAAACAGCGGCCACACCGTCCGGGGAGGTGGAGCAATAATGGACAAGCTCGAACGCAACAAGATCTACCAGATGGACTGCCTGGACGGGATCAAAGGGATCGAATCGAACAGCGTCAAGCTGATCGTGTCCGACCCGCCTTACTTTCTGGGCATGACCCACAACGGCCAGCGCGGCTCGTTCGTGGATCTGGCGATCTGTAAACCCTTTTACAAAGAACTTTTCCAGGAATATAAGCGCATCCTGCGGCCCGATGGCGAGGTCTATTTTTTCAGTGACTGGCGCGGATATGCTTTTTATTACCCGCTGTTTGATGCCATCCTGGGCTGCAGGAACCTGATCGTGTGGGACAAGGTGGCCCGGCCTGGGTCCTTTTATTCCTTTCAGCATGAGTTTATCCTGTTCCATTGTGTGGATAATTCCACGACTAAAAAGGGCGGCAATGTATGGCGGTCCAAAGGGTTCAGCGCCGGGGCTAAATCCACTAACGGCGAAAAGGTCCACACCACGCAGAAAACCCTGGAAATAATCGAGAAGATCGTGGTGGAAAACAGCAAGCAGGGCGACCTGGTGGTGGATACGTTCGGCGGATCTGGGACCACGGCCGTGATATGCAAAAAGACCGGGCGCGATTACATAGTTTTTGAACTGGACGAGGACAACTTCGATATAAGTCAGCGACGCGCCGCGCTGTCAGTCCAGGACACGATGTTCAAAAACAGGGGGGAGCGGGAATGATCAGCGAGGTTTATAACCGGGATTGCATGGTGAACATGGGCTGCTACCCCGATGGGTTCTTTGACCTGGCGATCGTTGACCCGCCCTACGGGATCGACGCCAGCAATATGAAACTCGGAGAGGGTGGCGGCCTGTACCGTGCCCCTAAAACTTACAAGCGGGGAAACTGGGATAAGGAACCACCAGATCCCGAATACTTCCGCCAGCTGTTCAGGGTGGCCAAAGACGTGATAATTTTCGGCGCTAATCATTTCATAAGTCGCCTCCCACCGGATCGCCAGGATGCCAGCTGCTGGGTCGTGTGGGATAAGAACAACGGCGAGACATCATTCGCCGACGTGGAGCTGGCCTGGACATCGTTCGACCGTCCCGCGCGGATGGTCAAGTACACATGGTCCGGCTTTATCCAGGGCCGGATGGGTGACGAAAAGGAGGACAAAATTCACCCGACACAAAAACCCGTTTATTTATACCGGTGGCTCCTGAACAAATTCGCGGCGACTAAGGACGGGATTATCACCCACCGCAAAATATTGGACACCCACATGGGCAGCCAGTCGTCCAGGATCGCGGCCCACTTTCTGGGCCTGGACTATTACGAGTGGGAAATCGACCCGGACTACTTTGCGGAGGGCAATAAGCGATACGCCGAGGAAACAGCCCAGCAGTCACTTTTCAACTTTTAATCATGAGCGTCACAACGATCGAATGGACAAAAAGACCGGGG